AGTGAACCACCACCCACAGCCGTATTAGTACCACCTGAACTGTTTGTATTTAATGCTGATTGACCAACTGCAACATTATTATTACCAGTTAAATTATTTCCTAAAGCACCAGTACCAAAAGCGTTATTGTTTCCACCAGATGTGTTTAAAGACATGGCTTCACCACCAAAAGCATTGTTATTTGCACCTGTATTTGCTTTTAATGCTTGGTAACCAAACGCTGAACATTCGCCACCAGTTGAAAGTGTATACCCCGCCTGATAACCAAAGTAGGAATTAAGGTTACCTGTAGTATTGCTATAACCGGCTTGATACCCCACGGCCGTGTTGTAGGTGGCTGTGGTGTTGGAGTAAAGAGATTGATACCCGACCGCCGTGTTGTTTGATGCGGTGGTGTTGTTTTGAAGCGCACCGGGGCCAAGGGCCGTGTTGTTAGAGCCAGAAGTGTTTGAATACAACGCCTGTCTACCAAATGCTACGTTATACGTTCCAGTTCCACCCGAACCTGATTGGTTATTTAAAGCATAAGAACCAACGGCAGTGTTATTTGCACCAGTGGTATTTGTCCCAGAATAAAATCCAACGTAAGTGCAATAATCTATTGCGGTTCCATTTAATCCAGCTTGCCAGCCAACGGCGGTAACGCCAGTGCCGGTTTGATTGTAGTATGCCGCCTGATACCCCACAGCCGTGTTGTTAGATGCTGTGGTGTTGGAATATAAAGAATACCAACCCAATGCCGTATTATTTGTACCAGATGTATTAGCGGCCATTGAAGCAAAACCAACGGCGGTGTTGTTTGACGCAGTATTGATTGCCAAACACAATGAGCCAACAGCAGTTACTTGGTTTCCTGTAATGTTTTGTGCATTGGCAGTATAACCAATAATAGTATTTGATGAACCAGTCGTATTTCCATAAGCGGCTTGATAACCCAAAGTCGTATTAGCAAGACCACTCGTATTTGTCGCCAAAGCACTAGCACCCACCGCCGTATTTGTTGATACAGCACCCCCGCCAAGACCTACGGTAAGCGTTTGGATGGTTGACCCGCCGGGTATTACTACATTGGTAGATCCTGTTGTGACGCCCAACGCAACATTGCTTGCATTGTTCAGCAAGGTGACATCGTATGAACTACCTGTGATGCCGTAGTATGTCAATCCGTATGTTGCATTCTTTGCAATAGAACCTGCCGCTTGCGCCGCATTTGTTGAGAACTGGACGACGCCCAGAGTTGCAAGATTGCTTGCTGTCAACGTAGTCCCGTTAAACGTCAAGTTAGCAGAGTCTTGTAGCAATCCCCCCGTGCCTGCGTACGTTACCCGTCCTGATGTTAAACCTGAATCAGTAATTGATGTAGAAGTCACTACCCCTGATATTGGGCCAGAAAACCCTGCCGCTGTTAGCGTTGTGCCGTTAAACGTCAGGTTAGCAGAGTCAGTTAAAAGCCCAGCAGTTGTTGCGTAAGTAACACGCCCAGAAGTAAGGCCGGAATCGGTAACAGACGTTCCTGAAAACGCGCCGCCAGTTAAAACCATACCACCGGTTGAGCCGGGGGCTATGCCGAGTGCGGTAACTACGCCTGTTCCCGTAGTGGTTGTAGCCGGCGCTACCCCCGCACCGCCGCCAAGAACAAGTGCGTTTGCGGCGAGCGCAGCAGATGTTGCCCAGGTTGACGCGCTAGCAAAGTAAGGGATACCGCCAGAGGTGCCTGCAATGGTAAATGCCGGCGTGGTAGTTGCCGTTGCCACGGACACAATTCCGCCCGTCCAGCCTACGCTGGTAACGGTTCCAATCGTCGTGTCGGTTGCCCAGCTTGGCAATCCAGCAGCAACCACGAGCCGTTGCCCTGTAGTGCCAATAGTGAGCTTGGCTAAAGTATTAACGCCGCTTGCATAGACTATATCGCCGGCAGCATATGAAGTTTGGCCAGTGCCACCTTGGTCGTATGCCAGTGTGCCGGTGCTGGTTAGCCCTTTGGATGCGTCGGTAAAAACAGGTTTGCTGGCAGTTAAACTAGACATGATTGGCTGAGCGGTAAACGTAGCTACACCAGTAACCCCTAATGTTCCGCTAAGCGTCTGTGAAGCAGCTGCTATAGTGCCAGTCAGCGTAGGACTGGTTGACAACACCATATTGCCAGTTCCAGTGACCGCGTTGCTCAACGTCACACCGCCGTAGGTTATAGCCCCGCCTAATGTAAGCGCGGGAAGTGTCCACGTTCCGCTGGTCGTCCACGTTCCTTTAGCAACAGCTGAAGTTAATGTTTTATTGGTAAATTCTTCGGTTCCGGCCAAAGTAGCCAAAGTTCCACTGACCAAAGGCAACGTAAGCGAAGTGGTGGCACCTTGTATTAGCGTTGTGTTGTATGCGCCGGTAGTGGCAAAATTTCCCGCTAAAGCCAAAGTGCCCGTAGTTACCGTAAGCGCCGTAGCACCTGAATTAACAACTACTGCTTTATTTCCGTTACCTAAAATAGTCGGAAGAAGATTAAAGCCGGAGGTAATGCTGTCTAATTCAGACCGCAAACTTGCGGAAGTTCCGGGCGCGCCCGTAGTAGGGTACGATCCGTGGTTGTAATAAGAGTTACTCATCGTAATCCTCTGCGTGGTGTGTAGTGGTATATGATGCTGTTGACCGTAAACGGCAGTATGTAGTCTGTAGTAGAGCTAAGCGTTGCCTGTATGTTTTCCGCGGTTCCAACAACATCAACCTCTGTGGGGGCTAGCGTTATGCCATCCCAAGTAAAATTATCCCAAACAAATGTATCCCAAGGCGGCATCGACTGAAATCCCGATGCGTAACTAGTAGGACTTGGCTGGTCATATTCAGAAGACCCGTAGCCAAAAGTATACCCAAAAGATATATTTGCGTAGTTAGTACCTTGCATTTCAAGACTGGCGTGCCGCCATTGTTTTAAAAGTCTAGGAGTGCCTGCAAAATCATACGCAAGGGTGACGTAGGCTTCTATATTTTCGCCGTCAAACGATGAGCCTTTATCCAACTGGTAAACATACCCACCAGAAGCCGCGCCAAAAAATGACACTTCAGTGCCATTTGATTGTTCACTTTCGCAAGCGCAATAAACTGGATTAGGAAAAAATATAGGCGCGCCGCCAATAAATTTACCGTTAACAACGGTTATGTAAAGGGCGTAGCCATCGTTAAAAAATACCCGGTATTGGCTTTTTTGGTGCATCACCGATGAATACGCAATCTTAGTGCGCTCGGCTTCAATAAATTGCGTTATGTTGCGCGTTAATGAAGACGCTGCAAAGTTACCAAAATTTAACGTGGTTTGTAGCATAAACACGCCGCGGTTATCGAATAGAAAAGTATCCGATATATTTTGCGCGGTGTAATCCATAGAACCTACACCCGTGTTGTAGGTTACAAAATTCCACGTTGCGGCAGATGTGCCATACAATACAAATGTGTTACTTTTTCCAGTGACAACCAAAGTAGCTGTGTTTTGGTTACCCGGCAGCACGATTAAGTTAGTTACGGTATCGCCAACAGCTATTTCACCCGCGCCATCAACAACAGTCCAGCGAAATGGCGTACCGACACCAGAATAAAATATAGAACTTTGCACAGACACTATTAAAAAATTCTTGTGCGCTATGATGTGTTTTGGTGCGTCGGGTGCAATGCCTGTAGCTATAGGAACCAGCGCGTCTCCATCAAACTCAAATGCACGGTTTACGCCATCGCACCCATATACCCGAAGGGTTGAAAGTTGACCAGAAAAATTACCTTGCGTAAATTCAAACTTACCTCCAACAGCCATTGTTATAGCGGTTTGAATGCCGCTTAATGTGACTGTAGCGCCGCCGGTTAAGGTTGCCGCGCCAGCAGAAAAATTACCCCCTACGGGGTTGGTAATTACAAACCTTCCTGCCGCCGTGCCTGTCCAAGCACCTGAAGATGCAACTACGCGTTTTACGGTGGCAGTTACGCCGCCTTGAGTTAGCGTAGCCCCATCGGCTGGCGTAGCAGTGCCGCCTGCGGTAAAGCTAACTTCATTGTAGAAAGGCACTTGCACCCAGCCCCCTGCGGTAGCTTTGTAAAGATCTACTGCAGTGTTACCTACGTTTGCTCTAAACGCGTAAACATAATCAAGATCGCTAAAAATAGTCGATACAACCCCTAGCACAGCGCCGGAGCCAGGAACCGCGCTAATGTCCGAGCGGTAAACATCAGCCGCAAGATTTAGGTATTGTGCGGATTGCAGCGATGTAAAAACAACCGTAGCTATAGTTGCAGTACCTACCGCAACAGGGCCGGGAGTTGTGATGGCGTGGGTTTCGTCAAACGTTCCTGTAACTTTAGTGACCACCACATAGTTAATGCCAACAACTATTATGTAGCCTGTTGCGCCGCTAGTGGCTTGCGTAATAGTTTGGCCGACAGAGGGGGTGTTTGTAAAAGACACTACTTGCACAACCGTATAGTCAGCGGAGCTAGGTGACGGGTGTCCGTCATACCGCTCATACCCACCTACGCGCGCGTACCCGCCGGTAATCGCTATTTCAAAATTTTGACCGTTTCTAAATGCACCCGGGCGTAACAAAAGCGACGGCGTAGAAAGGTCGTAGCCGCCCTGCAAAGTAACTGCGTTATACTTTACAGGGGACATTTTCACGCTAAAGCCCCCGCCCAAGTGGTTTCTGGCATACGATCCGCCGTCATACGACGCATCAGTTTTCCAAATTCAAGCTCACCTCGTTGATACACTTCAGGTGCCGATTCATATGCACCGTATGACATCATGGCTCTATAAACTATAGCCATCTGGTATTGCGTTGGCAGCGCCGGCGTGTCCGTGTCTGCGGTCATACTTAACGGAGCAGTGTAATAATCTCCCGTTATGGTATAAGCGTTTGTTGGGGGTGGCCCAAGACAGATAGATTTATCAGGGGCAATGCTCATTTGCAACGGCCGTGTAGTGGTGTTACGCAAAGCCCCGTACATGTAGGAGTCTCGCCAAGTGTCGTAATGGATAAAATCCATAAACACTTCGCTGTTGGTGCCTACTGAAGTAGTGTAATTGCGAAACGTATCGCGGTTCCACATGCCAAACGTGGCTACACTGACACCGGTAGTGCCAGTGCCAGTTCCTAACGCGTACGTAGCTTGTCCGCTAACGGTGACAAAGGACGCGCTAGTGCGCATCCATCCCCAGTCTTGGTGAGTGGTTTGTATATCTATCCAAGCCGTGTTCACCCAGTCTACAATACGTTGCAGGTTACCAGACTGGCCTACAACCGTAGTTGGGCCTGAGCCGGAGATACCACATTCCTGCCGCATCCTTTGGCACAAGCTCAAAAAATTCATAGTTTACCCTGCTCTGCGGCGAAGTTCCGTCGCCCATTCCGCGCCTTTTGGGTTGCGGTCTTCGATAATGGAAAACAACGCGGTAGATGAAGTTGACCGCTCAACAAGATTACGCGGGTCTTCATTATCACGCTCAATTACATTGGTTTGCACCGAATCCCGTTTAGAGCGCAACAATACTTCAACATACTTACGTTTGACGGTAAGTTGTTTTGAGACGGGAAGATAGCCAAATTCTACCCACTTGTTATTCATTAAAACTTCAGCACCTTTGCCGTTTACCCAGCAAGGCACCCAGGGTGATGCAAACTTTTCCGCCGAAGGTTCCAGCCGAATAGTGACCGGTTCTTCGTTAAATGCCAATGCGTCTACGTAATCGTCTTGCGAAGGTTGCGCGACGATAATGTCTGGCTGAAAGTCCTCAATGGACTCGATATCTGCTTTTTGTTCAATCTTGGTATCGCCAACATGAACTTCACGGCGAGTTCTGCGAACAGGAGTGTTTACTGCGTCCATTGAAGTTTCCTTATGTATTCCCGAGGGCTATTTAGACCCCCGGGGTTGCGGTTACGCAATCTGCGGACGATCCGGCAGCATTGCAATGTTTTTGATAGTTGAGCAAGTTATGCCTGAAGCTGTCCAGCTGGTGGTGCCCGGTGTGAACGACGCGCCGGTAGGCGAGACACGCACAATTTGGTATCCAATTGGGCAAAAATCATCCGGCAGCGCGGGAAATTGCGGAGCGGCGATAAAAGCACCAACAGTAGTTGTAACGCCGGCTGCAGTAGCGACAGACGGGCCTTGCGCTAGCTTAATTGCACCCGCGGCGTTAACACCATACACCAACGAGCAGCAATTGTTAGCCAGAACAGCGTTAAAAACCGCACCAGTTGTAGCATCGGTGGTCGGCGTTGCGGTGTTAGTTTGCGCGGTCAGACCGGTAGCAAACTTACCGTTGATAGAACAAACAGTGGTTGCCGTGGTGGTATAGGTGCTGGTGGTGCCAGCAACAAGACCCGCATTGGCGTGGTTAAGAGTAAGACCAGACAGCTGATAAAAAGTAGCCATGATTCATTTTCCTTTTTAATGGGTTGGCAGTTCAAAATGAACGCCGTGGTTCCATTGGTTTATGTTACAAAAGTGCATTTGGGTTAAAAGGCCCAATAGGACTGACATACACGGTAGTAGCTGTATCAAGCGCCGTGGTTCCACCAACAAATGTACTGGCGTAGGTCACAAGCAAGTAACCAACCAGCGCTTTGCCAAGCGGAAACGGCGGAAAATCAACACCAGCCAACGTGGTTGCTTCAGTGCCCATTGCCGAGGTAACGACGCCAGCAGAGTCAATGAAGAAACAAAACACGTTGTAAGAAGCTGCCGTAATACTTCCAACTAATGCGGGCATATCGGTAGATGCAGCAATCGTAACGGAAACACCTTTAGCAGCTCCGTACCAAGCCGTCGATCCGGTTTTTGCCAAAGCGCTGCCGCCAGTCTTAATAACAAGACCAGCAGAGTTATGTCCGCACGAACTAAACCGGTCGTAAATCGGAGATAAAGCATTCCGAATTGCCAACAAGTCTTTGTTTGCCGACACATTTGATAGTGCTTGAGTAAGTGTTGGAATGGACATATTAGATTCTCCTTAATGGGAGCTGGTCACCCAGCCCCCGTTAAATTAGGCCAGCACCGCTGACCCAACGTTGCCAATGGCCATCCAGCCCGCGTTTTCAATCATAACGGCTTTCCACCAAATGGTGCCGGCGTAACCGCGTTGACCGAACGGATCGGACTTTGACTTCATGCCCGGGGGGATAAAAGTGGGATCCATTGATTCCATACCGCGCACCGCAATTTGGCCCCAAGCATCCTGGGCGGTTACGATAAACGGATACACGTCAATGTTGGCGCCAGTCGTCGAATACAGACCGGTAGCTCCAATTGCCGCGCCGCCATCCTGAACCGAAGGCAAATCCGGCGAAGTGATGAAACGGAAACGTTCCACCTTGCCAATTTCATTTGGCATCGGAGTGCCCGAAGCATACTTTTCAGCCGGAATAAAACCCGGAATATCACGAATGTCCGGTTCCAGATCGGTATGGCAATACACGGTGTAGCCTTCAGCCACAGCGTCCGTGCCAAAATTACCCGAAGCCGACAGCACTTTATTGACCGGTTTACCGTGGTTGGCCTGCAGATTTTTTGCAATCTTACGAATCAAACCAAGAGTCAACGAACCGTTAACCGTAGCCAGCGTAGTGCCAGTGCCACCATAATACTGGTTGGTGCAACCGCGCAGCGCGCCGTAAACAATCATTTCGTTAACAAACGTCATACGTTCGCCAACTTGTTCGATCATGGCCTTCGGAATGTCATCTTCGTACAGGTCATAGGTTTTGTCGGTAAAGCCATACAGGCAGGAATACTGCTGCATGACTACCGTAATATCCACCGGAGTAATGCTTTCCGGGGTTGGCGTCACGCCTTCCGAGGTCAAATGCGCTTGCGAAATAGCAATGTCACGGTTACCCGTGCCGTTTTGAAAAAACTGGTTTTGGCTGCTGGCAGTCGTTGAAGTGGCACCATACGGTAGCCAACGACGAGCTACATAGGTGTCGCTGCTATTTTTGGGCATTTTGACTTGACGGCCGGAACGGCCCAAACACTCCAACGGCACCGCGTGCGACAGAATTTGACCTTTGAACTTGTTAATACGCCCTGTAGTTAGGGCAAAAGTTTGCATCGTCATGGTTAAATCTCCTATTTGCCGGCAAAGCCGGCATTAAATTCATCTAAAGCGTCGGTATTGGTCATTCCTCCACCGTCGCCTCTGGGTGTAATTGCATCACGTATCAGCGATTGCCTTGCTGACGGCGCTGGTTTAGTGGACATAAACTTTGCTATAGAACGTGATATCACTGAAGCAGAATTGGTGGTGTTCAGTTTTTGCTGATACCCTTTATCCTGTAGTGACAACCACTTTCTATATTCATTGTTAGAGTCCGGTGTTCCAACTGTTGAACGCCATTCGGGGTATTCATCCTCAAGCGCCTCAGTTTCCAGTGCAATCAAACGGGCTTGTAGCTGATGTTCAATATCAACTGGAGCGGATACCGCTGCTGGAACTTTCAAGGTCTGAGCAAATTTTCTGAGCGTTTTAAGCTGCACTGCAGCTAACTCAGGAAAGTCCTCAGCCATGTCGGCTACCACATCGTCCGTCAAGTCAACCGCCACACCCATTTTCGGTGCGGCTGTAAGTTCAGTAAGTGTGCGTTCGACTCCACCCAGTTTTCCAAAAGCGGTATCAAACCGTTTTCCAACCACGTCGCGCATTTCGGCAAGGCCGGCCGCGCTAGCTTGGAATTGTTTAAGATCGTCTTCTGTTATCTGGACATACTTGGGTGCGGTATCTTCCGGCGCGGGTGTTTCCACAGGCGTAGGTAGATTAGCGTCAAACCCCGAGTCAAAATCAGTCACTTCCATTAACACCTCCAAAAAATTACAGACGGCCTTTATGGTGGTCTGTTACTGCGAATCCTGTATGGGCGCTAAACCCCATGATATCATAGATTTTGCTTCTGCTAGCTGGCCCCGAATAGTTGCAGTTTGCACCATATCCAGAGGCCCGTCATTCTTTGCCCTTAAGATGACAATCCGTTCTTTTAAATGGCTTTCAATTTTAAGCCAAAGCGGATGATTTCGTTCACCTTCACTTAAGTTCATTTAGCTTATACACCGTTGTTAGGTAATGTCCAACTAGACCGTCTATCAGATTGGCTATGGCGTTAGACCCCATGCAAATAACATCGCGGTTGGTTTCAATCCACTCGGCTTCGCTTTTAAGCCATTCGGCTATATTTTCTGCGTCAGCCCCTGGCAGTATATCAGGACTTACCAGCCCATTAAGCCCCTGCGTAGCCTCAACAATTCCATCTATACCTTTAATAATATTCTCGTAAAACTCGCCCAGCGCCATGTGCTGAGAAAAACTGGATGTACTCCAGTGCGCGCGATGAGCTAAATCACGCGTAACAAATACGCGACCTATAAGTTCGTTAATCATCTTTGAAACCTTTGTCCGTTAGGCGCGCGGCCGGGGGGTTCAGTTGCAGGTCTTGCAACTTGGGGAGCTTTACCATTTAACCCGGCAAGCTGTTTTTGTGCAGTCAGCGTCATAGCCGTTTTAGCCAACATGGCTTTTACGTTTTCCAGACTAATCTGGTGTTTATTGGCGTAATCCAACATTGCCAACTCGCGCTTAACCTCAAGCTCACGCATTTTTGCGTCCGCCATAACTTTAGTGCGCTCACTTTCAGCGCGCACATAGACTGCATCGCGATCCGTATCAACTTTGACCTTTTGCAATGATATTTGACGATCCGCAGCATTATCTTGCTGCGTTGCAACAAGTTTTGCTTTATCCATTTCAGCCCGTATGGTTGCGGCTTGCACCACCGGTGCTGGAGGCGGCGGCTGTTTGCTAAGCTGCTCCATCTCTTCGTCTGTATACTGCAACTCGCGGGGGTCAAGCCGTTTGGACTTGGCCATCATCTTAAACCACTTCTTGGGATCCATTCCAAATGCAGGGTCTTTTACCATTTGACCCATCTGCATGATGGTTTGATCTTGAATGGCGCGCTCAACTAGAGCTATAGAACCGTGGGCGTTAATGTGAAAATCACCTTTTTCAGCGTCGGGCACATCCGGGTCAAGCAGCAACCACTCGTAATACTGCCGAATCACTGGCTCGGTGATGTAGTCATCAAACGCGTAGCCAATTGACCGTAATAGCTGGTTGGCGTTACTGTTTTGAAGTTGCGCCGCGCCATAGGTTTCTGGTGAACTTGGCCCCGACTGACCCTGGGTAATAAGGGGAATGGAAGTTGATTCTTCAGCCAGCCGAAAAGCATACTCCACCACTGACATCAACTGCGGAGTCATGTTTGGTATGTTGATGGATGTAAAGGCTTTACGCACATCGTCAACCATAGAGTCCGCGCTTTTGTACCAAATTTTGTCCGGTGCCAGCGTCCAACGGCCATCTCCCGGCACGATTGCGCCTTGGTCTATAATGAACTGGCAACCCGCAGATTTTCCTGCATTGTTCAGCAATGCCCTTGTGGCTGCATTAACCATGCGCTGGGGCATTCTTACTTGCTCGCCCACACCAACCCCTACCCAGTGCCCAGAACGACGCTGCCAAGGCACGCCATGATATGGAAACTCACCAGAATCTAGGGGGTTAAACGTTGCACGTATTACGGAGTCATTGACCAAAGTAACGATGGCGTAGACTTCTTCTTTGCTAAAATCTTTGGTAGACCCTTGACGGCAAATTTCCATCTCTTCTTTTTTGAGCGCGCCGTAGTAATACCATACTTCAAAACGTTCTTTTATTTGTTTCTCATCCGGCCGTTGTGGGTTATCCACGGCAATTTTATTCGGGCCTTCTTTTAGCACCTTGTCTATCTGGTCAGGCAGATAGCCATCAAGTTTCTTTAGTTTCCTTAATTGCTTAGATGAAAGGTAATCCCGTTCAAAAATGTAACTTCCATTTTGAATATTTTCACTGCACGCGGGATCAGGATAGACATTCCACGGGTCAACCCATTTAGCCGCGGGTATTATTTTTTCTTCGATTTGAAGTGCTGCAGCCGTTTGCCGCGCAATACTCAACGACATAGCTTTGATAGGCTTAGGAAACGGCGCTTTTAAAACGCCTACGCCAATCCGTGCGGCGTCAAAGATGACTTTGCGCATTTCAGCGGGGTATTGGCACTCAACCATCCAGTCGTAAATTCTTTTTTCAGCTAGTTTGGCTTTTTTTTCTGCCATTTGCATTTTTTCTTCGGCCAAGTCTTTTACCGTCAAAGGTTGGCTGTCTCCTGGCTCTCCCGGCTTGGGCGCGCGGTCAAGAGGCACACCTTTATGCACCACTTGAGAATTATCTTTCATTCCTTTAATTAGGTCAGGAACGGGAGTCGGGCCAAAGCTAAAGGCTTTGTCGTCGATTGGCAGAAGAATCTCACCTAGCTTAGCGGCACCTGCGTCAACATACCTAGAAGTCAACCGTACAAATGCGTTTGACTTTACTTCTTCGCCGGTTGTGCGCCGGCCAGTAGTAATAGGGCCGTCCATACTAGAGGGCTTCATCCACCGCGCTGCAGAAAATTCCGCCCTATTGGCGTCGTCAATACCAAGGTAGGCTTCCTCGGCGTCTATCCATGTATCCTCAATGCCCGAATGCCTGCGCGCGGCCTTAGCCTCGTCTTTACGACGGGCTATGGACACGCCTATAGCGTCAAGCACCTCTGCGCTTTGTTTTTCGTGCGCAAATATGAGTGCTTTTACTTCTTCAGGCAGTTCGTTCAAATTGGTACCTCTTCCCACGTAAAGGAGAACAGATAGGCAGCAGTGTTAGCCGCTGAACTGTAAGTAGCCAAAAATTGTCCGGGCTGAATGATAATATCACCGTCAAAGTCGGTTTCCATTGTGCCTACGGATGCGTAGCCGGTAGTGGCCACCGTGCCGTAAGAACAAACCGGTTGCAAAAACGCAGGCGTAGCCGGCAATGTTTGTCCTGCAGTGGCCAGCATAACTGAAGTTGTAGCTGAGCCAACGTTACGATTTACGGGAGTAAGTGAACCTGTCAGAGCGCCAGCACCTACCATGATGCCTACCACGGTGGCAGCAGACGCAGCAGCAGTCTTGCCGATACGCATGGAACGCAGCACCAAATTTACAACGTTGGCCGTGGGGTTGCTGATAGCCAGTCCGGTAAACGTAGTATTGGTGCCGGCCGACAAAGCCACCGCAGTGGTGTTGCACACCGAAAACAGCGTGTTACGGTAATTTGCCTCATAACTGTGGCCGTGCAGATCAGAAGTAACTTGATCGCCCATGTTGCCTAAACGAACCGGAAGCCAAACGCCAATTGGTTTGGAAGTGCTATTAACTGGGCCTACTTGCCCAAATGTCTGCGATGCGTCCATTATCCTAATGCTCCCATAGATGAATCAAAAACAGAGAATGAAGGCAAACGCGGTGGCGGTGGCCGATCCCCTGCATTGCGTATTTTATCTACAATAAGTCCCAAACCCCTAAAAGCGTCCGCACCGTGGCTATACTCATCATGCACTGGAGAAGCGGGTTCGCCTGTTGACACCGGTATGGCGCGGCGGTATCTCTTTAAGCAGTCCACTAATCTAGCGCACTTCTTTTCGTCCATATACACGCGGGGAAACATGCTGCGTGTGGCGCGTATGCCCACCTCAACATCACCTCGCGGCATTACCTCAACCTTGCGGCCAAAGGACTTTACCACTTGTGCATCACTTTTACCGGTTTGGCCCCTAGTTTGACCACCATCATGCGGTAAATAGTCAGTACCCCAAACATACCTGCGTTTTTGTAATTCTGCAACCCATTCAGGAATTGTTTGAAAACTACCCTCCAAATACTCCAAAATACGCACTTCTGAGTGCAAACGCTGCACTAAAATGATTGAATTAGCGTCGTTCCAGCCTAAATCCCACACCGTATGAACCGGCAACCCAGGATCATACGGCACCGGCCGCACGCGCCCGGCTTCCATCATCTCAATTACTTCCCGAGCGTAGATAGCCCCAGAAACAACGCTCATGCACTGGCCTTCCCAAATGTTTTCGTAGTCGGCTGGGTTGACGCGTTGGCAATGCAACCGCTCATCTTCCAACACTGAAGGAAACCATTTGTTGTCTGAGTAGTTCATCTTGACAACAACTGCGTTGGGAGGAGGACTGACAACAAACCGGTTCCATGTGTCGTCTGTGTCCATTGCAGGGTTAAAGCTAATCCAGATTTCGCTACCTTCAACGCGGATGGTGGGCGTCAAAATATCCCATGACCGTTTAGAAACGGTTTGGGCTTCTTCTATCCACGCAATCTGGACACCTTCGTAACTTTTTATAGATTCCACCGTATGACCGGCAAGGCCGGCAAAAATAAACTCAGTACCGTTACGGCCGCGTATCTCAGCATCCAGCACTTCATAAAACGATCCAAGCCCCAAATTTTGTATTTGGTCGTTAAGCAGCCTATGCACGGAGTCTTTGATTGACCGTTGAAATTCCCTAGCGCAAAGTATGCGCAGCTTTTTAGTCGCGCCCAAGGCCACCAGCGCCCGAGCAAACGACCACGATTTGGCCGACCCTCTACCTCCAAAAACGACTTTATATCTATGCGGCTCAAGCATGAACCCGAGCTTTTTTGGTAAGTCAAGGACAAGCTCCTTCATTTGCTGTTTATACGCCCACTAGCTTTGCGTTTTACTGAGTAAGCAATAGCTACCGCTTGCTTAACAGGTTTACCCGCTTTTACTTCTGCTTTAACGTTGGCTTTAAATGCGGTTGGGCTTGCAGATTTTTTAAGTGGCATATCACACCATCCTTATAAGAAGGGAAAGAGACTCACTCTTTTGGTTATTGTCGCGCTCAAACATACCCAGATGTTTCATCAAGTCGCCGCGCGCGGAGGACTTAGACGCCCACTTGTAGCTTACCGTGCCGGTGACAGAATCTACTTCAACTGCAGACAACGCCAAACGAGTGTCGGCGTCCAACTCATCAATTCTTTTAGGTGTGCCGTCTGCGTTAAACAATCGCGCGGGGTCAAACGTCATTTCCCGGTAGATGTTTGCTGCAGCCAAGTCAACGGTCAAGGCGTATTTTTTAGCCGATGCTTCAGCCAACTTGGCAATCTTTTTTTGCATTACAGGGCTAGCTAAAATGCGCGTTGTGGACATGCCGGGTTTATACCCCGCTACGCGCGCGGCTTCAGCGGCGTTTCCACCATTGGCTACATACGCGGCAGCAAAATTATCTTGAAGATTCATTGCAGCTCCAACTTGACCCATTGCGGGTAGCTCCAACGAAACAATTCTTTTTCGTTGTAAGCATACAGTATACCCTCAACAACATACCCTTCGTAGCAACTCACGGGGGGCGGCGGTAAATTGTCAGGCCAGTTGCAGATGTCCGTCTGCATCAACTAGCTCGACAGGTGTAGATTCAGACAACGGTTGCGCGATAGTGTTGAGATGGCTTTCCAGCAAACGCGCCAAAATGTGTGCGCGCGACTCGCTGTTAAACCCATGCTCAAAATGAAATAGCGTAAGAACACCTTCGCCATTTTCTTCATCTTTCAGCGTAATAGTTGCAATCACTCTTGATAGCCTGCTTCAAACTGAGCTTGGTCTGATACGCCAACCGGATTGGCTTTAACCATGTCCATAACTGCTTTGAGTGCTGCACCCAGGTTTTCAAAGGTGTCTGCTGGTTCTTTGCCAGTTTCTTCCTTTGCTTCTTCTTGCAGCGTTTCTTTAGACACAGCAAAAGTGCCGTCAGCTTTTACGATAATTTCAATGACATAACCTTGTTCCGCTTCCGTTTTCGGCGCAGTCGTGTCTTCAGCGGGCGCGGCGGCATCCATTGGTGCAGCCGTTGGTGCGGCCATTGGTGCGGCGGGGGGTGTCGGCGTGATTGCCATAATGGGTATCCTTTTATTTATCTTGCTTTGTGTGTATACCCTAAGTTTACGGAAAAGTCAAAAAAAAAAAAAAAAAAAAAAAAAAAAACGAATATTTTTTGCAAACGTTTGGGGAGGTGGTGGGCC